ATTTGATTCTTGAACCATGCTGACCTATTAGGAGCAAGGTCATACTTCACCAACTCATCAAGAATTTGTAGAAGATCCTGCTCCTTCTGAGTAAATGAAATCTGTACAACTCTTGAATGATGGGTCATGGTTCTAAGGCAATATAATAGGTCAGGTCTAATGTAGTATTATTCCATTCTGAAATCAATGCCTTAGATACCTTAACATTATAATCACCTGGTAGTAATCTAATGTTCTCAATCTTAACATCTAAAGAATAATCACCAGTACACTCACCAGAAATAGTCTGCTTATATGTATTGCTAGTATCATTCTCTTTATCAGAGAGAACTAATTGTACCTTGCCATCCTTAGACTGAAAAGATAAGTCTGGTAAACTATACACAGCAGATGCTTTCTGCAATGCAACTAGATCTTCTGCGGTCAAATTGAATTGTATATCTGATCCAGGAAAGTTTACATTTTTTTCTGGTGCTGATTTAAGAGTGATCTCAGGATCAGAAAAATAATACTTGACAGACCTACGAGCACCAGCGATACGAACAAAGTCATCGTTGGAGAAGTCCAAGTGAGGATTGTCAAACAAAGTGATACCAGAAAGAAACTGACTGAGATCATATATTGCGAAGTCCACAGGAAATACTTCCTCGCTAGTGAACTTGGAGAGAATATTTTCTCCGTTTGATATAGTTCTGAGGGTACTCCCCTTCCTGAAGACGATGCTAGAGTTGATCGTTGCGTAGTTCTTGAGGACATCTAATGTTGTTCTTGATAATGTTACTGTCATTTACTTGTCATAATCTACGGAAAAAGCGGTAGCTCCAGTCTGGGCAGCATTTGCTGTTGCTTGTTTGTCATTGAAGTGACAAAGCAATACAGCATAATGGATAATCTTAATGATATCCTTACGTGCTGTACCCTTCCTATCGTACCGTGAAGCATATTTCAAAATATTAGACCTACAGAATGCTTCTGCGTCACCTACTGAATCAATCAAGTCCAATGTCTGAACATTGTTTGAGGAGTAGTGACCCCTGTAAGTACCACTGATATAGTCTGAGACCTCAGCCAAGATCTCTTGTTCATTATATTTCAAGGGTTCCATACGTATTGTATCTCTTCATAATAACACTCCTTTGGAGTTCCGTCAAGTCGTACAACACAAATTTTATTATCATGAACGCTTTGAACTCTGGCAGCACCCTCCTTTAGGCATACGATACTACCAATAAATCTACAATCTCCTTTACCGATCATTTAAATAAATCCTCTCATTTTTGTATAGTGTGTCTGGATTTTGTAGGATCTCAATCCCATGTGCTACTTCTGGCCAGAACCATTCATCTAATGGTTGTGAACAGTTCTCCCAGTTTGCTGGATGAACACAATTCACAACCACCACAGAAAAGAAAGCAGATATGTAATTAAGAATCTGATACATCTGGTGTCTCCGTTACGATGTCTGCATCAATCTTATCATATAGTTCTAAGAATGACTGCTTAGTCTCATCATCAAATCTATTAACACAGACCTTGATTGCTTTGAGTCTATCATTCCAGATAACAAAGGCACGAATGATATGTACAAGTCTACGTGTAGAAATGACTTCATCAATACCACCATCATTGTATGTTCTACGAATGATGTCTGCCCAGTTAGCAAGGTTCTCGCAGAATTTCTCGTCAAGTACACCTAGGTTACCAGATACTTTCTCAAGGATCTTCTGCTCAGTCTTGGGAGTTGGATACTCCTGCTCAAAGGTCAAAGCGAATCGCTCAAGGAATGCTTCGTTAAGCACGTTAGTTCCAATAAATCGTCCATCATCTGAACCTTTACCTTTAGTATTTGCTGTTGCGATGATGTTGAATCCCCTTGCTGGTTTGACGAATTTTCCAACTTTCTTAAGGAAAACTCCTTTACCTTCAAGGATGGATTGGAGACATAGGATTTTGTTAGAGGCAAGGTCAACTTCGTCAAGGAGCAAGATAGCTCCTCTGTTGAGAGCTTGAATAACTGGTCCGTCATGCCAGACGGTTGCACCGTTAACAAGACGGAAACCACCGATGAGATCATCTTCATCTGTTTCAATAGTAATGTTTACCCTGATCAATTCCCTACCGAGTTGAGCACATGATTGCTCTACACTAAGTGTCTTACCATTACCAGATAGACCAGTAATGAATGTAGGGTAGAACATACCTGAGTTAATGATCTTCTTAACGTCAGAGAAGTTACCGAACGGTACATAATTAGGATCTTTGTCTGGTGTGAAGTTTTCTTCTACAGCAGGTGTTGCTGGTAGTGCTTCATAGACTCGCTCAAGTTTCTCTGCTACAGATAGGTTCCATGTTCCACGTGTAACTTTCTGGAACTGTGGAAGTTTATTAATTCGTTTGGTTACGCTCTGAACCTTTACACCAAAGTGATCAGCAGCACCTTTAACTTGATCAGTAGTTACAGTCTCACCATCCTTTGAAAGGAAACTGATCAAGTCATCATTTGTAAATTTAGGTTGGAAAGGCATCGGATCTTTTGTTTGTATGAATATAGTATAAGGGGTTGTTTGGGGGAATGGGGAAGTAGTGGACACTTCCCCGACTGTCACGCTATCTGCTCAACGAATGAACTAAGAAGTTTCTTGTTGGTAGACTTACTCTTAAGCATCTTCTTGAATGCTCTAGTAATATCACCTTTCTTAGCACCTTCCTTAACTTCAAACTCAACATCCTCATCAAGATTCCTTGATGAGATAGCATATAAAGCACTGTATCCTTTAGGGAATGGTAGGACAGCAGACTTGTCCTTCCTCCACTGTTTTTGTACTTCCTCATAATGTGAGAAGTCAGCAAATCTAGCAACGAACTCAGATAGTCTGTTAGGGGGAAGGATACGAAAACCAGTTACACTTACACCAGCATTTCTGTCACGCACTTGTTCAATTAATGTAGTGGTTGTATTGTTGTATCCATCCATCCTAGTGTATACCCTACCAGTCTTACGATCACGTAACTGCACCTTACCATAGTCAAGACTACGAGGACGTACCTTACCTTCTTCTCCTTCATATTGTGTAGCAGCACCATATGAAAGAGACATTGCTTCACCATCAGTTAGGATGCAAGCATTTACTTTCTGAAGATCATTGTCTTTCTTAAACTTAGGAATAATAGTATTCAATAGAATGACTGCTTCATTTAATGGAGTACCAGATAGTTCTAGTCCTACTGTGTAATGATAAAGAGTTCTATGTGAGAAAGCATAAGCTTCTGCAAAGAAGTTTTTACACTGTCTCTCATAATCTTTTGGATTAGAACGAGAAGATAAGAAGTTAACCATGTGGAACTCACCTTCTGGTATATAAATCTCACCTTTCTTTATACCAGCATACTCTCTATAATGATTACCATACCATCCACCATAATGATTGATATCTTCACCAGTTGCAAGAGCACGTTCTACTTTCTGCCACTCATTAGTGAAAGCATATACTTCAAATGGTATCTGTACTTTCTTGCAGAATGCAGTTAGATTAAGTAGTTGCTTAACAGTAGCAAAGATCTCATACTGCATAGAACCAGACCAGTCAAGAACGAAGATCATGCCGTGGTTTTTACCATCAGGTATAATATTGATTCTCTTGAATAGATCTTCATTGTACTTATATGAATGAAGATTCTTTGTATCTAATACACCAGTCCTTGCAGTTGAGGTACGTGCGTATGCATCAGCAGATTTCTTACACTCAAACTCTTTAACAAGATAGTTAACTTCTTTCTTGTTCTCGTTACGGAATGTCTGATACTCACGAAAAACATCTGCTCTAGATGCTCTCTCATCATAGTCACTGTACTTTGCAATTTCTTCTTTCTGCTGACTCTCAATCCACTCATGTACAACCTTCCAGTCAACGATATGCTTATCAAGATTAACCTTCTCAGGAATCTCAACATAAGTGATATCTCTACCATGATTTGTATCAGATAGTGACTCTGCCTTTCTATCAAACTTTTCTTGAGTTTCACCTTCATGGTGTTTACCACCTTGATTGTAATGAGGGTTCTCTCTATCAAACTCATCTTCTAACTCATCATCATTCAAACCATCAGAACTTGACTGTGACTGTTGTTGCTGTTCAGTCTCATCAGACTCTTTACCTTCGCTGTCCTGATTCGTATCCATCTTGCCATTCTCATTATTAAGAGAAGACTCTTGTTGATTCTGTTGCTGCTCCTCTTGCTGTTCTTCTACAAACTTGCGAATATCTTCAGAAAGTGTTAGAACCTCATCAAATGTTTCTGTGTTTTCTGCACGTGTTACGAATACTCTCTCCTCTTCTGTGAAAGGAATCAAAGCAGAAGCACCAACCTTGTAGTGTAGATTGATACGGTCAATCAAAGCAAACTCTTCTAGGTTCTGATCTTGAATCTCAAAGAAGTCCAATGCGTTGAGTTCAGCATACCCACCAGCAAAGCTCTTACGAAGACCAGGATACTTACGCTTCATTAACTTCTCAATGCGAACATCTTCAACGACATTCACATATGATTGAGGAACTTGAACTTTTTTAGTCCAGTCCTCATTAGGAGTAAACAATGCATGTCCAACCTCATGACCTACAAGAAGATCATATACAATACTGCTTGCTTTGTCCCAGTTAGGTAAGGTAAGTACTCTGGTGTCCACATTGAACTGTGCAGTAGGTACACTGCGATGCTCAACAACTAGATTTTCTGTTGCTAGGAGTCTTGCTAGATTTCCTTTAATTTCTTGTTGAGACATACATTTGTTTTGCTGATGTACCTAGTATACACAGAAATTGTGCTAGCCAACCAGTGCATGTGTCACTTCGTGAACTGTCTCCTCTAGGTTTGAATAGTTCTTGTCTTTGCTGACTGTGATAGTCCTGTCAAACTTGTCATCTAGAATGGACTTGTGTGAGATAACAAATACGTTTGTACTATCGTCAAAGTTACGTAAGATCCAACCAAGATCAGAAGTACCAGACTGGTCAAGCGATCCGTCAAAAATCTCATCTAGTATTAAAAGGTTTGTGTCAACTGAGTTCTTTAACTTAGCAACACTACGCCAAGTAAGAAGAAGAGCAATATCTATACGTGCTTTTTCTCCTTCACTGAAGGACTCATACGTAAAGATATCACGCCATCTAGACTTAATAGTTTCTTCAAAGTTTTCATCCAAAGAAAAATTAACATAGAAATCCATACTCTGAAGATATTGATTAATCAATTTGTTCATCGTAGGGAGGTACGTCTTGATGATTCTCGTCTTAATACCACTGTCCTTGAGTAGGGAGGTGGCAACCTCCAAAACATCTCTATCTTTTTTACTTTCAGTATAAGCCTGTTTTACTTGTTTCTTCTCAGCAAGCAAGCCTTCAAGCTTAGTATATTCAGCCTTCTTATCTGGCGTTGCTCCTTCTATCTCATTTATCTCTTCATCAAGTTCCTTGATACTATTCCTAATGGTCATCAATTGATAATTGGTATTGGAAACTTTGACATTCAATTCATTAACATCCTGTGATAATGTGACAAATCTATCATTCCTTTTTTGCTCATCATCAATGGCCGTAGTGAGTTCATCATATCCACCATTCATTTCTTCAAGTTTAGACTGACCTTCTTTTAACCTCACATCCCTAAAGTCATCTGATAGATCCTGAGTACATGTAGGACATACATGATTGTCCTCAAAGAACTTATGTTCCTTCTTACATGTGTTTAACTTAGTCTTTAACTTGATCAGTATGGTATTTAATTTCTTTAACTTGTCAGAACTCTTGGAGTACTCTGACATTTCTTCATTAATCTTACCAATCTGTAACGTTAATGTATTCAACTCTTGATTGGAATCTGATTCATTGTTAAGATATTCTTGAATTTTTTCCTTCTTCTTATCAACTTCTGCCAAAGCTTTCTTTTGCAACTCCATCATATAGTTCTTTTGGAGTTCAATCTTTTCTTCCATCAAATGCAAATTATAATCTAAGTCCTTAACCTCTTCTCTATTTTCCCTGATCTTATCTTTTAACTTACCATTCATGATAGAGAACACTTGAATGTCTAAGATGTCTTCAATGATCTCTCTGCGTTGTGCTCCTGGCAAACGCATGAAAGGAACAAAGGTACTAGATCCCAACACAACAATCTGTGTAAAGGACTTATAGTTCATCTTCAATATGCTTTGTTCAAAATTCTTTTGTTGATCTACTGCTTTTGCATCTTCATCCCAAGGTTCACCATTACAATAGATCACAAACTTATTAGGTTTGATCCCACGTACAACTGTGTACTTATTATTACCAATACTAAATTCTATCTCAACCACAGTGTCTTTTTCATTGACACTATTCACCAACATATTCTTGCTGATCTTTCTAAATGGTTTTCCAAACAGCGAAAAAGTCAACGCATCTAAGATGGTTGACTTACCTGATCCGTTACTACCGACAATCAAATTAGTTCTTGAAAGTTGTAGATCTACCTCAGAATAAACGTTTCCTGTTGATAGGAAGTTCTTCCAACGAACTTTTTCAAATATAATCATTTAATAATTTTAATCACATCATCAGGGGGAACAATAAGATCATCAGCAGTTATAATAGAATACTTCTGACCTTGTACTCTACATGCTTGTATAATCTGTTCTGGTTGTACATTCATAATCTGAAGGTCTGGGTTCTCTTCATCTTCTGATAGTTGCATCACATAACGAAGTGCATCATCTGCTTGTTCAAACAAAGGCACAATACGTTCCTCATCTGTATCAAATACAGAGTAGATTCCTTGTGGTTGATCTTTGAGTGTGATGACAAACATACACTATACTACCTCGCATGATTCTATGTATAGTGACTGCATGAGTTTCTTAAGGTCGGTTTTATCTACCGACAGTTCTATCTCATCAATGTACTCTGACAGTAGGGTCAGTGTATCCTTGACACTTAAGTCTATATCATCAACCGCCTCGGTGTCAACCAATGTTTCAACAATCTTAATATCATGGACTCCTGTTCTATAGAGTTGATCCACCAAATTTTCAAATTGAGTATAATCATTCTTCTCCTCAACAATAACTTTAACAAAAGTATCCTTAAAGTTATCTGAATTGAAGTTGGAGTAATTGTTTTCTACGTCATTGTAGTATACCTTTTGGAATATCTCAAAAGGATTTTCAATAAACGTAAGTGTATCTTTCTCAGTATCATAAATATGGAACCCTCTTTTGTCCTTGTAATCATTCCAGAACATCTGATACGGGTTACCTAGGTATTGTATATTACCTCTCTTTGATCTGTGATGAAAATGTCCAGACCAAACACGATCATAATTTTTAAATACAGATGTCTCTAGACCACCATGATCAAATGTCATGCCAGGTGTTACCTCAAAACCATTCATTTCTAGGTGACCACATACTATACTAGCATCTGATTCTTCTACTGCTTTCATGGACTGCTCTTTATTATCAGCATTGATCCAAGGAAGCATCAAGAACTTCGTATTACCTTTACTTATTTCTGTTACATCTTTATATATGGTGATGTTATCATACTCATCTAGAAGAAGCTCTGGTGAATTAATCCTACTAGTATTCTTATAGTACGTAGTATGATTCCCAAGGATCATGTGTACATCATACTTTCTAAGTCTGTCAAAATAATCCGTCTTAATGCGATTAAGAGTATTAAAGTCCATAGACTTTCTGTTATCAAATGTGTCACCCAGATCAAAGACTGTGGTGATACCTTCTTTCTCAAGAGTAGGGAAAAATATTTCATTGTAAAATTTGTGCCAGTAGTTCCAAAACGCAATAGAACCCTTACGTCCGTCAAGATGTTGGTCTGTTATGATTGCAATCTTCACTTCTTAAACTCTCCTTTCTCATAATCAAATCTAGGGTGAGGTTCAGAAGGAACCCAAGGTTTTTTAGATTCATTACCGATGACTATAAATCTATCAGCAGCAAATGTCCCTGCCAAACTGATCGTAATCTCTTCACCTTCAACCCAATTCATAGATCCATCTTTCTTAGTGTGATTCATCAACTCTTGGATCTTGTCAATCATTTCTTGTGTTAATTTCATACTATCCAATCTGGTTGTCGGGATGGGTCACGTAGATAATTAGATGCAACCCAAGGTTTGCTGGCAATGTAATTTTTGTAAGCAGTAAAAGTGTCAATGCTTGTGTCATATTTGTATTCATCAGGCATTGCACGTGTAAAGGGAGTTGTGTCTTTACCACTGCGTCCTTGAGGATCTGCAGTAGGAAGTATCTTCTTTGCTGCTAGAAGGGTCTTCTGGCAGGTGTGGACCTTGCCGTAGCGAGCAGTGTATTCATTGCACATAGCAAGTCCATGAGCAAGTAACCACTGCCAGTTGAGTACAAACTCATTTGCCCAGATAGTACAGGGGTGATTACGAAAAGCACCCTTCTCAGTAGCATAAGGTGTACCGTCTGCTTTGGGAAGAGTACCGAATCCATGACCCCATTTGTCAGAGCACACAATGGATAGCATCTGGCAGGTCTCTAGAGGCATCTTGACGATGTGCTTGTCAGGGAGAACAACAGCAGACTTGTATGGACTAGGATCAGTCACAAAGATATTCATAAAGTAATGTCACAACGTCTGGTATTAATATAGTACACTGACCTAGTGCTTGGATACAAATTTCTAAATTTCTTAACAATTGCTAGTTGCACTTCAAGAATTGTCATAAGCTTGTATTGATTGAAACGTTTCCAGAAACAGTAATTCTTTCCTGATCACAATTGTAGAAAGGATACACTTGATGATGCAGACCAGATGGAAAAAATAACATCGGTCCTTCATCTTCAGGTGTTAAATGATACTCTTCAGTTTTTATTTCACCCATGATATTAGTATAAGAAAATTGAAATGCTGACTTCATAGGGTTATTAGTATCGTAACCCTCATTTTGTTTTTTAAAATCTACTGGTATCTTCATAAAGATAACAAAACTATAGACACCAAAATGATCATGAAGGGGATTGAACTCATGTTGCTTTTGAAAATTAACCCACCAACTGTTCATATAATATGGGTGAGCATTACTGTTAGGAATATCTGCACCTAGATTTTTAAAATTTTCTCCATATGCATTGAGTAGTTTAGTTATGCAATTAGAAAAAAACCAATCATTAGTATCTTCTAGTAAAATACTAGAACTAATATTACCAGCTAAACCAGGAGTCATAGATTGCTGTTTGTTATTGTCTATACATTTCCAAACATAATCTAATTCATCTTTAGATAAGTCATACTCCAACCAACCAAGATTGTCTGGAACAACAGATCTAATACTCATAAGGTTTAATTATAATGCGATTGTTTTTATAATCTGCTTTGAATTCTAATTCTACCTCATGATCCCACATGAGTTCTTCATACAATGCGTTGAGACGATCCATGTCTTCCCATAGATCATTTAAGTGTTGAGGCAAATGTTCTTCTTCGTCCATTAGCGATTCATCTTAATTTCTATATTTTCTTTGATGCTACCCATGTCTGCTTGATTAGCATTCATTCCTTGCATGTCGCCAGTATATGTATCAGTATGCATGACTTCATCATAACCAGACTTCTCTAGAATTTTATTCTTGATCTCCATCTGCTTTTTCTCCTTCTGTATGCGTCTCAGGAATGCATAGTATATAATCTGAGTAAAGTATGCAAATGGATTAGAAGACTTCTCTGGATTAAAATTATCAATATACTGTAGGCAGTTCTCAATGCCATCACAGATCATGTCCTCACGGAACATATAGTTGACAAAATTAGGTTTGTATGATAGATGTGTAGCAATCTTTAAAAAACATTCACCAATATAATTTGGTACACGGGGTCGGGGTTTCTCTTCCTCACGTGCCTTGATGACAGCATTACGATAGATAGTAACTGCTTCTAGGAACTCTTTATTATTGACGTAATATTCTGTCTTCTTTTTCATTCTTGGCATGTCTGCTCCCTTAAGTATAGGTGAATATGCTTCTATTGTCAAGGGGGCTTGACAAACCCCGACAAACCCAGTAGGATAACTCTGTAAGGGTTCAACGGGTGGTTCTAGCTTTTCTTATATAGATCTTCTAAAGACTTCTTAGTTTCTAAGATAGAACCTAAGAGACCCATTGACCGATTAAACTTTCTTGGTTCATAAGTTTCTTTAAACATTGAAACTTGTGCGTTGTGCTTCATAACACAATCTTTATAAAACTCTTGTATCTGTCTGTCTTCAACCTCAGTCATAGTAAGAACATGTTTTTTCGGAAGAACAAACACATGATCAAAAGTAGAACTAATCCATTCTTGTAATGCAAATCCATTAATATTAATATTTTTTTGTTTAGTTTCAATCTTACTTACTTCCATAGGACTTTCTAATACTAGACTGTCATCATCTGGCATGTAAGAAACATTTGAAATTAATTCTTCACCTGTAATTAATTTAATAGTTGCAATAAAATCGTCTTCCACTATGTTATGTTTATCCTCCATATTAGGTTGCTCGTAAATTTATTTTAATGACTTCATATTTAAAATTCTCTTCGTTATAAATGTTTACTCTCTCATTCAGATGTTTGATAGTATAGTTCTGACCACCAATATCATCAGCGATATCATATAATGTTGCTATAGTTTTTCCATTGCCGACCCGAAGTACCCTCCCGATTGATTGGAGGTTTCTGATTCTAGACTTGGAGGGACTGGCAAAGACGATATTGTGAAGACGCTTAATGTTAATACCAGTAGAGAAAGTCCCATAACTGGCCACAATGATTGCATCATTTTCTTGCTCCGTAATTAGTCTAACCTCTTCACGGTCTCCCACTTCAGTGCCACCATGAACAAAGAAAACTTTACGGTCTTCTTTGACATTACTATTTATGAGATCATATAATGGGTCTCCATGCTTTTCAACGTAGTTAAATAACACTAGGGTGTTACCTTCTAGGTCTTTGACTAGGTTTTTAATCAAATTATTACGACCACGATGCTCAACCAAATAGTCTATCTCATCATGATAGGTTTCAAAATGTTGAGGAGCATGTTGACAAAGGAGTATTTTTATTCTAAACTTACTAAGATAGCCTGACTTAATAAGATCATCTGTCTTAGTTACTCTATCGCAAGAACCAAACAATCCTTCTAGTACCCACTTGTGAGTCTTACTCCCATCTAGCGTACCAGTAAAACCAAATCTATACTTAGCATTATGCAACTTAGTCATGATGCCAGTCAATGATTTACTCTTGAATAGATGTGCTTCGTCACCGATCACACAATCTATGTCATCAAAATATCTCTTGGGAAACTTGTAAATAGATTGCCAAGTTGATATAATAATATCCTTATCTGTATTTTTATCCTTACCACCATAAATCTTATGAACAAAGCTATCGGCATCCCAACCATAGTCAATGAAGTCGTTGACCATCTGCTCAACAAGGGAAGTAGTTGGGACGATTATAAGTATCTTCTTGGAGGTAGCGGCGTAGTATCTGACTATGGAGTAGATCATAAGAGATTTACCAGATCCCGTAGGAGATAGTAATAACTTACGGTTATCTTTTATTGCCTCGTACACTGCCTTGTATTGGTAGTCACGAGGTTTTATTTTGGATATTTTATCCATAAACAATTTAACACCACGAGGTGATACTAACTTATTATCATCGTAGATATCACCGTACCATTCATCTTTCTTGTAATCTATCTGATACTGTCTTTCATGAGCCCACGTATGAAGATGTTCTGTTAGTCCATGATACAACGCACCTGTAGCAGGTGAGTACAACCTAATGGTTCCATCCCAGTGTCTATACCTAGGATTCTTTTTTAAATATTTTGCTTCGGGAACTTCAAACGTAAAGTAGTCTGCTAGTTCTTGATGGACATGTGGTTCATTGGAATCTATAGTAACATAGACTTCATTTTTCTTTTTTACTGAAAGGTGTGTCATTACTGTCCATTGATAAATTTTTCCCACTCAATAGCACTCTTGACTTGAAACCCTCTATTTGATATTTGCTTCATTACCTGATCTAACCAGTACAGCATTTGATCTAAGTATTTAATTTTCGCTTCTAAGTTGATGACTTCATCATCAGACTCTATATAAACTTTCATTTTATCTTGAGTTGAGATCCTGCCGCCAAAAGGTTTTTCAGCATAGATCTTTGCGTCAGCCTCGCCTCCATAGTACTCACGCTTTTCTCTAATCAATTTGCGAATTTCAAATTCAAGTGAGGTTTTAATCTGAGAGATATCTGTATAGTGGTTTAAGTATTTATTATGGCAGAAGGGGATGTCTAATGCTACCTGTGCAAGGTCAGCACTATATTCTTTGTTCTTGAACTGGAAGTCTACATGACTATCCTCTGTCCACTCTGTTCTCAGTTGTTCAAATTTATTACGAAGAGATTCAAAATTCATTATAATTGTATCCATTCTCTATTTCTAAGGACTTCTTCTTTATGTGTACGTATAAAAGGAAAACTCACAGACATTCTGGGAGTATTAGAAGTTGCTAAATGTGGAAAGGATTTGGGAATCCAAATTGCATCTCCAGATTTCATATCAACATCTAGTATAGGATCTTCAGATATATTCATTTGATAAGGTTGTTGCTTCTCATCTTCTACTTTATCCCACACTTTAAAATTTGTTTCTCCCTCACACTGAACTATAACATTGTCACTATTATCAAAGTGAATTTCAAAGGGATGTTTTGCCTCCACATTTTTACACATATAAATGTGAGCATCCGTAGGCATGTTATATTCGTCTTCTATACTTTTAGCAAATGCATTAATTTTTTCTGTACACCTAGACATCTCTTTAATATAACAAACATGCTCTTCAATAATATCTTTTAATATATGAGAAGGAAATGTTTGTCTATTAATAGTCCATCTATCTGTTATCCAAGGATGAGTTCTTATATAGTCTGGTGGAAGATTAACCTTAAATCTTTCTGGAGATAGTAAAATATTTTGATTTACTACATCAGATAATTCTTTCCATGAGAATAAGTTAGGACAATAGTCCTTTTCAAATTTTGCAGTAATCATCAAATTTTTTGAAGGGTTTCATTACAAATATTATATTTCTCATACTTAAAAGTAACATCAGCAGTTAAGTATTCTATATCAGTTATACTAGCATCAAATGGTACTCCAGTCAAAGAGACAGGAAA